CTCTTAGAATAACCGTATCCGTTATGAGTGAAGTAAGACATGTTCCCCAGTGAAGAAACCAAACAAAACTTGAGATAAAGATAAGTTTATGTGTTATGGTCATGCAACATCATCAGTAATCAGAGAATCATCAGGTAGATTGTTTGCTCGGGTTTTCATTCTATTTAACTTGGATACATTCCACCCATTTGCTTCTGCATCATGGACAAGACCATCAAGTTGCTTACGCTCACTTTCGGTATGATAATGACGTTGATTGTTCATAATAACCTCTGAAATTGAACTGTTTAATTATAGCACATCACCGTGCATAAAGGTATGAACCCGCCCAATCTGCATTTTCCAGCAACCACTCACGATCCTTGATCAATCGCAGATCATAACGAACACCTTTGGCAGGAGACTTGATGCTGGCAGGTTTATACACTTCACCAGTCTTCTTATCAACAAAAGCATGAACAGAACGAGAACCATTGGCACTCATCATGATTTTGTGATACTTACGACCAGACTCCACAGTAAACTCATAACCACACTGACCATTCTTCAGGTCTTCAATACATGCCTGATGATAATCAGTATTCACCTCCTTATACACAGAGCGTTTGTGAGAAGCAATGCTGTAATCAATATAGTTTTTCAGCAGTGCATCACACAGCATATAGCACCACTTTGTAACATTCAGTTGGATGGTATTCTGTGCGTCACGTTGAGCACAGAAGTCAGAGAAGTCTTGACGGAGTGTGGTGGTGGTCATGGGTGGTTCCCTTGTGTATGAATGTATTATAGGGCATCCTGGTGGGGTTTCAGGATGCCATGTGCCACTTAGGCAACTGGTCCGGCAGGGATCTCTTCTTGCTTGACCATGTGACGATCGGGACCAGCATTAAGTTTGTGACAGACCCACTCACCATTTACATAGTGATAAGTATATTCTGCACCGTAATTGCCATCGGCAGCACACAAGAACTCATTCAGATCTTTGTAGAGTTGTGGTGCATTGCTCTCCAAAGATTCACCACGCATGGTGTAATAGAGAGGACCAGATTCGGGCAGAGTTTCATTGTTCCAACCTGCATTAGTCCAAGTGCAAGACATATCACCACCGTCAATCAGTTTGTTGACTTTCTCAACGGTGTCGAAGTTGTCACGCAGCATACGACCATTATAGGCAGGATAACCATCATAATGACAGTAAACTGCAAGGATGCTACCATCAGAGAGTTGCTTGCCGATCAGTGAACGAGTGCCCATGTGTTTGTTTGAACTGAAGTTATTATAGGGTAGAAATGGGTCAGCAGATGCCCTGCTGTACCAGTTCCTCAGTCGTCACAACTGAATGCCACTCGACATACCAGCAATGAAAGCATCCTTAAGTGCGTCTCTGATTGACTCAACATAAACTTCATGAAAATCCAGACTATCAGAGTTTCTAACTTCTAATGTTTTGACACTTGGAAAATGTTTCTGTGCAAGTTCGGTCAGGTTGACGGTGAGCATGGTGTCTCTTGCGTTGATGAACTTAGTATAGGGCAGACTGGGGCAGAGTCAGGGGCAGAGTGGACAGTTAGTCAACTGTCTCAGAAGTTGTCGTTCTCAATGTCCCACTTGCTGAGAAGTGTAGTAATACCTTCAGGAGAACGGAACTGCAAATAGTAGCAGTAGTTGTAGCGATCATTGATACCTTGGTAAGTATAGCCTTTAGCTTCAACAAGTGCAATTCCCTCGTTGAGGGTCATAGCATTTTTGGTTTCAATGAAGTTGGGGCTCATGGGTGTGTTCCGTTGATGAACTTATTATAGGGCATAAAAAAGGGGCATTGCTGCCCCGTGTGACACTTGTTAAACTGGTTCAGTCTTCATAAACTCGACACTCATCTGCATCAGGATGCACATCACAATACATTTCAAGTGGAGTTGGGTCGTGGTGGTCTTCGGGATTGTGTTCGTGATACACTTCTAAGTCATGAAGTTCAGACTCAATGTGACGACGTTGTTGTGGGGAAATAGTAGGATCTTCCAGGATTTGTTTGTCCTTCTCAATATGATCCTCGATAGATTTTTCCATAGTTCTGTAACGTTATGATACTTATTTATTTTTTTCTTTGAGTTTATTGACAAGGTAGTCAGCAAACGATTCCATTTTTTCTGGATGAATGGCACTAATACCAACATCTTTCAGTGCAATACTTATGCTCTCAATCTCATTTGTGGAGAGTTTCTTTCCTTTAGATGGCAGTGTCATAGGTTTTTTGGTAACAATACGATCATAGCAGCATGATTTACCAATATCTAGTATTTTAATGTTTTCTTTGGGATTGCTTCATAAAACTCAATCTTTATCAAACCAAGACCCAAACATTCCACTGTCTCCAGGATTACGATTCTCAAGTTTATCAAGAATTTCATCTGTATGAATGACAGATTCTATCTTTTGGATCATATTTGCAATTTCACTACAAACCATTGGTCTCTCTTGTCTTGCCGCATAAGACAGAGCATTTCTTAATGATTCTTCTGCTTCTTTAAGTGATTCTTCTACTGATTGTGATAGTGCCATTTTTTTTCTTGTTTACTTGTTTCTGTTGGTATCATAATAATTCTTTGATTTTTTATAGTCGGCATCAAGTTTTGCACGTTGATTATAATACTCTGCCTCTCTTAGATTATACTCACGACACTTATCTCGTTCTTCTTGTTCTGCCGCAGTATCACACATCGCATCAAGTTCTTCTTCGGTATATTGTTGTGATTCTTCTGGATAATAAGTTTCTTCCCAAAAATCAATCCAATCTTGACCAGTCGCTGGTTCAAAATAAGTCGGATAACTATTATCAGTCTGAGTAGATAGAAGAGAGTATATTTCTTTTTTTCTTTTCAATTCACTTTGATGATAGTCAATACTATCTTGAATTGGTTTCAAAATTGCATCTCTAATGTCTTGAGATTTGATATCTTCACAACTTAATGCATCATCTACCCAGTTAGTAAGCTGTTCAAGGCAATACTTTTCATAGTTAAAGTCAATACTGCGAGGATCATTACTTGTATCAAAATTCATTGGTGTAATCCTTGATTGCTTGTTCTATGATAACCTGAATCTCTTTGCTTGTCAACCCATTTAACCATTTCCAATTTGGGTCTTCCTTGTCCCATTCCATACTATAGGACCCATCCTCGTTTTGATGAATTTTAAGCGAATCAGCACTCATCTTGCTTAAACTGTTTACGACACTTTTTGACTTCTTTGAGTTCATCCTTAATCATTTGATAGGCATCTTCAGCACTAATGCGCTTTGATAATTCCATAGCACAGATTACTTCAACTCTTGTGCCAAAGTGTTTCAGTGCTTCTTCGAAGCAGTTTAATTCTTCGTACATCAGAGTTTTCCTCCTACAATACCACTATTGACGACACGAGTATAAAGATGTAGTGTTCCCTCTTGTTCACATTTGAGATACCATCGTGTTACTTTAGTTACTTCTTCTTCTGTAAGAGCAAACAAAAAGTCTTTTCCAGTATCTTTACGCACACTTTTCCACATATATGCAGATTTTGTTACATAGAAAGAATCATCAATCCAATCAACTTCTGCAATTTCAGGATGCTCCATCTTCCTCCTCTTTATCTTTTTTATTGAATCCAAATGGTGCTTCTTTTTCTTCCAATACAAGTTTCAATGCAACACCACCGACTGCTTCCATGACTTTTAGAATGTCTTCTGGTTTTGCATTTTCTCCCAGTTCTCCGGCAATATACCAATACTTTGGCCAGAAGGTTTCACCTGCTTTTTGATAGTCTTCAAGTGTGAGTAGTTTCATTTACCTAATTCTTCCTCTAGTTTAATAAGAATTCGTCGGGATTGTTCTTTTTTGATTTTATGCCAGATAGCATCATGACGACGGATTTCTCCACCCATCGAACAACTTTTCTTCATTTCATTTACATAGTACTCTAATTGCATGAGTTCCATATCATCAAACTCAAGTCTTCCTTCATGAATGTTTTTCATTTACCAACTCCATAATCAGGTGCTTTTGCTTCAAGTTCTCGGATAGTTTTATGCAGTTCTTCTACTGCTTTACGGGTTTCTTCAGTTTCTTCCCAATTCCAAGTTTGTCCTTTAGAGTCAACGAATTCTTTTTGTGTCATTGTAGATTTTTATAAACTGTAGAGATGCTCATGTGCCCTTGCACATATCCAAGATAGATTATAGCAAGTGTTGATAGAAAAAGCAACACCAGACTGACCACATTAGGTAAGGGTGTCGATAAAGTATGATCCTTTACGAAGTTTATATCGTTGGATGTGTTTAGTTCTGTGTTCTTCACATTCGAAGTGACAGACTCTGGTTTCTGTTCCATCTTGATACTCTAAACGATAAGGGAATGACGAATAAGGGTGCATTTCTTCAGGTGGAAGTTGTTTACGTTTGAGTTTAGGAGTTATTTTTCTTTTCTTTGGTGCTGTTGTGGTATTCTTCCCAGAACTCTTTGCCGTAGGTTTCTTCACCTGTGGATTGGATGTACTGGTCACATTTTTCTTTGCCTTCGCTTTCGGAGTTGTAGTAGGTTTCTTCTTCGGAGGCATTACTTAAATCCTTTTTTGACATCAATTACCTCCACTTTAACATCTTTTCTAGTTCTTACATATTCAAACCAAACTCTACGAAGTTCTTCATAGTCATTTAAGACTATCGATCGACCACCATCAAAAGTTATTTTATACTGATGTCGATTATAAGGTTTGTCTGATGTAACCTCAAAATATTGAGAATCAGTTCTTTCAATTAGTTCCATTGTTAATACCCAATCGTGAAGCAACTTCTTGATGCTTGAGGTGCAGTTTTACGAAGCATCGACACATCTCTTTAAGTGCATCCATATTATCACAACTTTCAATTTCTCTTGAGATTTTTTCATACTCAAAGAGTCTTGTTGTGGTTTCCAATTGTATGCTAGATGGGTCCATGTTCTTAATGTATTGTAATGAATTATTTAACCGATTATTTTTGAGTTTAAAACAAACGGAGTTAAACAATCCCATTTTATGATAAAGTTTGATTTTTGTATGTGCAGAATGAACAAATACTTTTTCTATGGTATATTCCTTACCAATAATTAAAAATGATCGTGGGTCATCATTATTGCCCCATTTGATTTGTTCTTCGGAGCAACCAATATACTCCACAGTATCATTCTTTTTCATCAGTCAAATACAGGAATAACATCATAATATCCCATATTCATCCAATAGCAATCAACTAGACGCAATTGCTCAATGAAATTGTTATTTTCATCAAAAGGATTTACTTTAGTAAAATCACTACAATATCTCACAACTTCATAAGGAACTATAGTTTTTTCCCAAGTAATCGGATCTTCAACATAAATTGGAATCATTGGTCTTTTATCTGATGCCCGTATTCTATCACAATTTTCTTGTGTGTGCTACCTCTGTCTGAACAGATTTGCTTATGTATCTTATAGTCTTTACCTTCATCTCCTAATTGATTTGCGAACTGATGCAGGAGATTCCAATTTAATTGCTGTTCCATAGTATCAATACAGATATTCTATTTAACACTATGGATTGTCTGGATCCATACCCAATTCTTTTAGATACTCTATCCACCAATCAGCATCCTTCATATACCTCCAATTAGGCACTTCTTCACCCCTTTCTACCACATAATACTGATACAACGCATCATCGATAGTCTGTGCGATTTCCATATTCTTCTTCCTCCTCATCAACGTCTTCATACGGGTTTTCCAAATATGGTCCTCTGGACCTATATTTTTCTCCTGAGACATACTTCTGCTCCTCATTAACTGCGGCAATCCATAATGAGAGTTTCATAATAATCCATATCAATGCCAGTGGGAAGAAACAAGCAACTAGGATTAGAGGTTTCATACTACTCCTTGTGTATGAATTTATCTATATCAGTATTATCCCAAATTAACTGGACTGCCATCTTATCACGCAGTTTATTAACTTTATCTACATCAAAATCAGAAAACTTACCACGTTTCTCAACTTTTTTATAGTAATGCAATGCATTGAGTATGATGGTATAGTCTTCTAATGTAAGATCAAATTTCACTTAAATAATCCCCTCTCCTTCATAAAGTTCAGTGTTTCTTTCATATCTCCAATGTGAGTATAACCTAAAGAAACTTGAGGGTATGTTGCTTCTGAACCAAATTCAGCCTCAAATGCACGTTGACTGAAATGTTGATTGAGTTGATACTCTAAGATTTCAATATTAAGTTCTTTGAGTAGAGAGGTCATTCTCTCACACTCTTGATTTCCATTTGTATAAATTACTGCTTGTTTAGTCATGTTCGATAATAATACGTTGCTTGACTTCACCTCTACTATTTACCAGGGTTTGTCGGATGACTTTAGCATCCAATAATGAGGAGATATTATCTATAAGGTTCTTGGCGATTACCTTGTTTGTTTCTTCTTCCCAAGGTTCAAAGGTCATTTCAGTTTAGAAAGGATAGTGGTGGTTTCTTCCGTCCAGAGTTGTGGTTTTTTACCTTCTGTTAGTTTCTCGTCATACCACTCTTCCGCCATCGTGAGTGTAGGAAAGTATGCTTCTTTACGAGTGCGTTGAGTGTCTGATTTCCATGTAAGTCGGTATTTGATTTCAGTTTTGTTGTTAGTCACGTTGCCTCCAATCATCACTACGATCTTGTTTAAACCAGTCTGCAATTTCATCTGCAGTATCAAACCCCATCTTATAATTGGATGGGTCGGGGTCTCCTAATCCCATCCGATTACAAAAATCATCAATACTACCTTCCTGTATATCTCCAGCAGATTGACGACGTGCTTTGTTTAACATCTCACGAGCACTTGTATTTGCTTTAGCAAGTTTTTGTGCCCAAACAATATCTTCAAGTTTTACCTCTTCCCCGTTTGCAATACACTTACAAATGAACTCCAACTTCAGTCGGTATTGTGTTGATAACATAGTATCTTTTTCCCTATCTGATTATTTATTTTCCTCATAATGCTTATCAATCTTTGCTTTGAGTTCTTTTGCAAGTTTAAGATTTCTACGATATATGAGATGTTTTACAATTGGATTTGATGGGTCATTCTTTAACCACCATATTCTATAATCAACCTTTGACCTTATGAGTCTTACAGCATAATAAAATGCTGCGGCAACACTTTCATCAGTGACTACAAAATAAAGAACTGTCCCAAATATTAAAAGTATAATATATTGGGAAGTCATCAGTGAAACTCCTCATTTCTACGACGATCAAGATATTCAAGAACTTCTGCTCGCCACTCCATCAACTCAAAGAAACATTGTTGATTGTGAGAACATTGTCGCAATTGATGGTCTGGTTTGAGAACGCTCTCATAAAAGAGACCAAGTGCATCACGACGTTTCTGTTCTTTATCTGTCATAGAAACTCCTCAAGAGATGATGTTTTCTTTACTTTAGACGATTTTTTGATGTATGCAAGTGCTTGTTTATACGTTGTCACAGAATGCACTTGCCTACCATTATGTATAATGCAGAACCCTTTTTTCCCTATCCAAGGAATCGCAGCCCACATTCCGTCCTTTGACACATACCCAAAAGGATCCCCAACCTTTGGGTTGAGGATTCCTGGATTTGGTATATGAGGTTTGAGAAAATTACTCATCAGAAAAATGAAGCATTCACACTTACAACTTGTGCGTTAGGATTACGTGCCAATGCAACTTGACGTGCTTCTTGATAATCACGGGCGTGAACAGTCTCAGTAAAGACTTGACCAGCAACGTAGAGTTTGACTTTGCACTTCATGGTGATGTTCCTTTGATTACTTTAGTATTATAGCAGAGTGAGAGGAGTGTGGGAAGGCAGTGTGCCAGTATCAACGGCGGACCACCGACACAGCAGGTTCACCCTGCTTAAACACGGTGTCTACGACTGCCTGAACGGACTTGGCAGTGCTGATACCCACTTTATCATAGACAGGCACGCAGACCAGTCCAAAGGTCTTCTCAGTGCCTCCCAGACGGATCACACGACCGATTGACTGAGAGATTCCGATGTAGTCCATATTCCGCATGAACAGCACTGCCTCAAGACCAGAAACGTTGATTCCCTCACTCAGGATGCTGTGATGGAGCACCACGAATTTCTTAGAGGGATCCTTACCCCAAGCATTCAGAGTATCAAAGAATACCTCACGATTGACTTTCTGACCATCAATAATGGCGCCAGTCTTGGAAGTAATGTAGAGGCAGGAATAACCACGTTCTGCCAACTGAATACGGAAGTCAGACTCACTCAGCAGTTTGATAATCTGCTTAGTAGAACGTGCGGCAATCAGAATCTTATTCAGAGAGTTTTCGTCAATCGTATCCAAAAGATTCTGGCAATCACGATCGGCAATCATCTGCTTATCCTGAACCATATCCAGTTGCTTGACAACAACCTTAGGAGGAAGAATATAACCTTCTTCTACCAACTTAGGTGCAGGAACATTACAGATGACTTTACCGTAGACCTCAACATCATTCATACCTGGTTTGAAAACAGTGAGAGAATGCTTAGGAGTAGCAGTGAAGAAGTAACACCGATTAGAGTCAGCAGCAAAGTGCTCCGTAGCAGGGAAAAAGTTACGTTGGACCGAATTGTGCGCTTCATCAAAATAAATGGTGTTGACTTCAATATCAGATTCCTGCACTTTATGCAGAGAATGATAAGTGGTGAAGATGATAACATTCTCACCCGCAGCTCGTGCAGTGTTAGCAAACAAATGAATCTTCGAAGGATTCGTGCTGCTGAAGTGATGAGTCTCACCACTATGAACGTGCATAATGTGAGTGTGAGCAGTATCAATCAACTCAAGAAACTCACTGCAAAGTTGTTCTGCAAGCAGAATACGTGGAGCAACAACAACAAAAGTCTGACCTTTCTTGGACAGTTCCATGTTAGTGATTGCATCTTCAATCATACAAATGGTCTTGCCACCACCCGTAGGGATGATAACCTGACCTTTGTTGTTGTCCCACATCGCATTGACTGCTTCTTTCTGATGGGGACGCAAGGTGATGGTCAAGTGCTCTCCTGTTCGGTATAAAGTTATTATAGCAGAAAACCGTCCCCAGTGCGACCTGGTAGACGGTTCTTAAAGTGGCTTAGTCTCTCATCTTCAACCCAGACAAAGGTAGTCTACAGGGATTCTACAAGGTTGTCAAGCCCTTATACTTGTAGTATCATTACGGTGTAACTTTGTGTGTTTGCATTAGAAGGACTAAATGTGATTCTGAATCCTGTTGTTAGTTTTTGTGCCTCTGGAACTGTGTAAGATTCTGTGGTGCTTCCAACAGAAACCATTACCGTATAATTTGCCGATGATAGTGCAGTATCAAATGCAAAGTTTGCGTTAGTGGAGTTATTTGTTAATCCAAGATTATATCCATCAGAAGAAACTAAACTTCCACTATCAACAGTCGCAAATGCAACAACAAAATTTGGACTGACCAGGTTTCTAAATGATGATGCAGTATCTCTAACTTGAAGTTGATCTGTTGTCTTATTGTAAACAATAGCACCAGGAACAACACCATCGGGTGTAACTTTCTTTGCTTCATCATATCCTGTTGCTCCAGGAGTATCCCACAAATTCTGCATCAAATTGATCTCTGATTGAGTCAGAGATGGTGGAATAAAGTAGGAGTTCATCGTGGTTGATGCCGTTCCTACATCAAATATACTTCTCGCATAGTAAGTGTTGATACCAACTTTAGTCAGATATTTATTACCACCTGGAAGGAAACTTGCAGGTATCAATCCACCGTTTGTTGTTCCGAATCCTACGGTTGCCTGACCAACACCGGGAACCACCAATACATTATTAGTTATTAATGATGTTGAACCTGTTTCTACTTGGAAGTCTCCATAATCGACAAAGGGAACAACGGCACCATAGTCAATTGGAGAACTTGGAATAATTCGATCATCCGTATGTATAGATCCATCTGCCTTATCAGTGATTACAAGTCTTCCGGCAGTATAAAAACCATCTTTTGACCAAGTAGATCCTTCTACATGTGCTTTTAGTTGATTTGGTCCTGTTAAGAAACCACCATTACTTGTTGTTCCAATTCCAACTTCTCCACCAAAGAAAACTGTGGAAAGACCGGTATAACTAAAACTATTGATAATGTTTAATTGGTTAAACGTACTGATACCAGTAACAGTATTGAAGTTTTGATCATCACGAATTGGTATAGGACTACCATCACCGAAAGTAATCTCATTTGGACCACCTTGATTTATTGTAAGAATACCGGAAACTACTGCATTTTGTGAAATAAATGCATCACCACCAACTTCAAAGTTTCTTGTGAGCGGAGTGCCACCACGATTGACTCCTACTTTTCCATCATAGGTAACTTCAAATTGCTTGGTATTATCATACTTAACATTAAAACTCTCTGTAGTGCCTGTACCGGTGCCCTCGTGGAGGTTGATGCTTACACCACCTACATCATAGTTGTTGATGTCTAAACGTCCTGTGCCGGGTGTATAGAGGAACTGAGCACTACTATTACCAGCACCTACAGATTCACCAATACTTACAGATGAGTTTGTTGTACTCGTAACAACAAGACTTGCGGCAGTTGTTTTATCTATTCTAAGATTATCAAAAGTTCCGGAAGTTGAAGTTATAATCCCAGAAAATGTATTGGCAGTGATAATACCAGAAGTATTGGCACTAAAACTACCGGATAATGTGACTCCTAGTGCAACGTTGGCAGTGCCATCAAAAGATATTGTTTGAGATAATACGTCTCCAGAAACACTAAAGTCTCTTGAGTTTTCTAACTTAGTTGCTGTAGAAGCAACACCAGTTAAATCCCCTGTAAATGAACCATCAAATGTTGTGGCAGTAATGATACCACCAAACATTGTGATTCCAGTTCCTACTTTAAGTGTAGTGAAAGTAGATATTCCAGAAGAATCAATATCGGATGTGATTACATTAGGAAATCTTGCATCACTAATAGTTCCTGCAGTAATATTAGCAGCATTAGAAAGATTTGTTGCAGTCGTAGCGGTTCCAGTTACATTGCCAACAAATGTGGTGGCGGTTATGATACCCGAGACTATTATATTTCCATTTGTGATACCGACACCGACACCTGTTACAGGATCTAATCCTATCTGTAACTTATAAACTGGATTGGTGGTGCCAATACCAACCGATCTTGATACTGTATGTAATCCAACTCCTTGTGCTACCCAACCAGTTGTTGAGATTGCAAATACATTGGATAATGTAGATCCATCCCCATAAAATGAAACGGCAGTTACAATACCACTTGTAGCATCGAGATTAATATTTCCTACCTTAAGATCACCATAAAAATTTGCAGTTTCGGCAACACCTAAGTTTGTTGTGGTAGTGAGACCACTTATTTTTGCATTTCCGATAGCATCAATAGCTTCAGTTGGAATCGATGTTCCGATTCCAACCAATCCATTCGCATTTACAACGAAGTTATCATTATCAACTTGTACACCATTCCTAAAATTAAATGACTTTCTAATATTTGCCATTATTATAAGTTTTAGAGTTATTTATCTTGTAGTTTTTGCTCAATTACTTTCAAGTGCAGTTATTCTTGCAGTGAGTTCTTTAATTGCCTCTACAAGGAGAGGAACAACCTTATTATAATCAACTGCGAGATATCCATTATCTCTTGTTGTAACCGCTTGTGGAAGAATATTTGAGATTTCTTGTGCAATCAATCCAACGTCGTGTCCAGATTTGCCGGATAAACTATTCCAATCAAATGTATTACCACTAATTGAAAGAACCTTTGCAAGTGGATCTTCAATACGAGTGATATTGTCCTTCAGTCTTTCGTCAGAAGTCCAGAATGCTGTGATATCATCACTTACATTCAAAGTACCGGTGATTGTGGTATTAGTATTGATTGCAACATTAGAACCCGAGGTAGAATTTATCCTTAAATCACCAGTTATTGTATCAATAGTATTATCATCAGTAATTGCAATCTGAATATTACCAAATGTTCCAGCAGTTCCTGTTACTGTTTGAAAATTAACACTACCATTTACAGTCATATCTCCTGCAATGTTAGTATCTCCTCCAACATAAAGATTCTTATCAATACCAACTCCACCATCAACAACTAATGCACCAGTAGAAGTGCTTGTGGATTCCGTAGTTGCTCCAATATCAAGTTTGCTACCATTGAAAGTGAGATTAGCATCATCCTCAAGTGATCCATTAGTACCTGCAATAACTACACGGTTATCGGTTAAATCCGAAACAGTAGCGGATGCTAAGACCGATTCTCCTCCAACATAAAGATTCTTACCAATACCGACACCACCATCAACTACGATGGCACCACTTCCAGTATTATTGGACTGTTCAGTATTTGAAACTTTTAATTTGCCGGTTAATGATAATGCATTTTTAATTCTTACTTCACCACCAAATGTGACTGGTCCATCAAATTGTGAGAGAATTTGTCTAGAATCTCCACCCTCAACAATGATTCTCTCTTTAACAGTAATCTCGTCAAAGATTGCACTCAAACGTGCCGGATCTTCACCAGTTACTGTAGGAATCGGAGTATCAAATGAGGTTTCTTCACCAGTAGAAGAAGACTTCTTGGTATTACCAATATAGAAGTCACCTCTGTTGTTCATACCAGTGTAAACAACAATACCGGCAGATCTTTCTTGTGCTTGT